CCACACTAATATTAAAGTGTGTAAGCTGGTCATCAAGTAAAGTCTTACGAAGAACCTTGTGATACTTAGTATCCTTAAGTTTCTCATTTATAGTCTTTAGATTCCTATCATAATCATCAATTAATCTAGAGTTCCTAGAATTAGGAACAGATTTAAACTTAATGAATTTCTCTATATCGGGGTGGTTACAGGAGAGAATTCCAATTTGGGCACCACGCCTAGATGCCTGCTGTATTACTTCACCAGTTTGGTCAAATAATGACATAAAACTAAGTGGGCCACTAGATTTCCCTCTTGTTGACTTAATCATGGCGCCTTCTTCTCTGATATGAGAGAAGTTGTATCCTAGACCACCACCATTAGCAAATATCTCAGCAGCATTACTTAATGCCCCATAGATACCACCCCTAGAATCACTAATTCCAAGAGTGAAACAGTTGAATAAATTCTTAATTCCTGTACCAGAATTAGCCATAATTCTACCACCAGGAAGGAAATACATCTCTGACATGTACTGATAGAATTCTGTAGCTATCTTTGTTACTTCTTCATCAGTCTTACCATATAGTTTCTCTGCTTGTGCAATATAACTTGCAATTCTCCAACATGCAGCCTCAAATGATTCATCCTTGTTATAAGCATACTTCATCTTGAAAATCTTACTGGCCTTCTCAGTTAATATCATTATCTCTCCTATATAAAACAGTATCCAGAATCACAAAAATCTAATGCCTTCCTTTCCTTATCAGAATCTAAATCAAAATCTGCATCTATAAGAGATTTAATTCCCTTATATAAATACAAATCTGTTACATACTATGCAATAACACCAAGAATATTAAGAATCCCTATTGTAAGCGTAATTATCACAATAGTTATAGCAATATAACACCAGACATTGTATAGTAGTAATGTGCTTCTTCTCATAATGTTACCTCCAAGAATTTTCTACTAGCTAAGTAATCACATAGATGTACAAATTTCTGTAATCTGGTCTTTGGTTTTGGCATAACTATATTAGAATATTTACTAGTATTCCACTGTCCCATATGAGAAGAAACACAATAACTTATCACAACAAAATCCCACCAGTGGATAAAGTAATGTAAACCATCTGAGTACATTCTATATAAGTTCTTTACACATATTAATGGGTGCTCAAATACTGTGTGATCTTGTTGAGGATATCCACTTTTATATGTATCGTGTAACAATAGGGTAACTACTATTAGGTCTTTGTCATGCTCTGAGAATTTATACTGTTCCAGATTAAATAACTCATTAGCAATCTTTATAGCAGCCTTAGTATGTCTAACAAGTCCTCCTTCACCTAAAGCATAAGAGGGATGATATTTGCCACTACTAGAGGCAGGTATATGAAAGAAATAGTTTGGTACTGCCTGTAAAGCAGTTCCTACAAATAATCTTAAATCTTTATCTGTTATTAAAGATATTTCTTCCTGAAATACTGTAATATCATTCATATCAGTTAATTCACTCATTCATTTCTCCTTTCATAATATATTCAATAAATCTGTCACAGAATTAATTACTTCAAATTGGTCTCTAACATCTACATTCCAGGGTTTAGCTACTAAATATACTTTACATACATCTTTCATCTTTAGTGCATATTTACTTCTATCTTCCACAAATATATCTAACTTTAACTCTTTAGCTAATCTATATTTCTCATCTGTAAAGTAAATATTATCTATATTAGGGAATCCCCACTTCCTGAATGAATTAATAGTGGCAAATCTAACTGATTCTGGTCTGGCTGTAATATACCATACTTCTCCAAATCTCTTGGCAAACGTATTTACTGTCTCTATTATTGCCTTATCTGGTACTGCATTACAATAAAATGGGGCCATCTCCATAAGATTATCAGATTCTAATTTAGAAATCTCATTTATTGTCTTAGTCCAGAATGTATCATAGTCTACATCTAGTCCCCATAAAGCTACTAATTCATCATACAGTGACCTATGGAAATCATACAGTACACCATCTATATCGAAGGCAAGTCGTATCATAGTATTCCTAACTCCTTTAACTGTTTAGTATCTTCCTTATCCAGATAGTCCATGCACTCATTTAACATATATATTAATTCCATACTGGATATTTCTCTATTCATACTCATACCACGACCGAAATACTTATACCAAGAAACTTGAAATCCTCTCCATTTGAAATTAAATGGTTGTGCATAGTCCTCATTCCAAGAGTATGCCTCAACTGTAAAGATAGGACATTCATATTTATTTCCAGTATTGTCAAATGGATTATTCCAATCACTATACTTATTGGACTGTACCCTATTAAGTTCTTCACTAATCATTAATAATGCTGCTTCTACTATTCTTGGTACTTCCAATTCTTTATGTGGTTGTCCAAATACTGCTTGTCCCAATTCGGGAATATAGTCTGTCATATTACTCCTCTCCATGAAATAGTTCTTTTATAGAATTTGATCCAGCTAATACAAATTCCCCATTATTATACATATCTAACAAATTATTGGAATTGAGATAAGTACCTGCACTCTTTATACCATAAGAGAATTCTCTTACAAATGTTTCTAGGGAATGTACCTTAGTTAGATAGGTATCAAATCCTTCTACAGACTTAATTTGATATCCCATATTAGTTTGATGAGTTCTAGATGCCATACCATACAATTTACCATTATTAGGTGCTTCGTAAGTCTCAGCAAATAGTCTGCCAGACATACCAAATGCTGCACCGGCTACAATAGATTTAACTAAATCACCACTAGACCTTATTCCACCATCTACTACAAGTCTACCAAGGAAAACATCGGGCATATTAAGTAATGCAGAAATAGTAGGAACAGACACACCAGTTACATTTCTGGTTGAACAATTAGAGCCTGAACCAATTCCAAATCTGACTAAATCACACCCACTTCTAAGTAGATTCATAGCTCCCTCACCAGTAACAACATTACCTGCCATAACTAGAGTATTAGATGAATGAGTAATTGCATATTTCTTGATAGTAAGGCAGTAATCTAATACTGATTTAGTATACCCATTTGCTACATCTATCAGAATGATTTTGGGATTATACTGTAATAACCACTCAAAGTCTTGATTTAGTCTTACGGCTATACCAAAGTTCTTATCTATTAGCAAGTTTAATTCTGACTCTAATTCTTCATCAGAATCATAGAATCTATGTACAAACCCCAAACCACCTAAATCAGATAATTTAGATAAGAATTCCCCATTAGTAACTCCTACCATTGGGGAAGCAACTAGGGGAAAGTTTAATGTAAATGTATCAGTTAATTTAACTGAAATATCTACATTATCCCTTGATACTACTTTACTAGGTACTGGCCTAATTAATACATCCTGAAATTCTAATCCAGTATCACCAACAATTCTCTTCATTATTATTCTCCTTAATCTACATGAAACTCCAATTTCACTATGTAATTGCCCACAATAATGATGAAATTTTTCCCTTTAAGAATTCAAGTTCAAATAATTCTTGTTGTGTATAAATTTCATTTACTGTGGTATTGCTTATACTTGCCCTACCTCTAGAAGAATCATGTAATTGTTCTACTAAACTATGGGTATATTCTAATTGTTTTTCTATTTCTTCTTTCGATCTCATATTGTCTCCTTAGCCCAGTATTCTATATTCCACGAATCAATACATCCATACCAATTGTTGTACCACCATGCTGCTTTAGTTACAATTCCTGATTTATACTTGATATTATACCACACTATACTCCTAGAAAACTCTGGTAAATGGTCAGTTACTTTAATCCATTCTGGCATATACTACTTCCTTTCATTGAACTCTGAACAACAGAAATTCCTACTAACCATAATCTCTTCAATATTAGGTATACCACACACCATTCTTCCATCTTCATCTTCTATAGTTGCATTAGGTATATCTATGTAATCCAATAATATCCTGCATATACCCCAATTAGAACTAATATACTTATGATAGAATTCCATACAGTCCTCACAACTCGTAGGCATATTTGCTTTTCTCCTTTAATAGATTAACAAATTCTGAACCTGTTCCACCATCTTTGAAGAAATCATTTGCGTCATAGTGAGGCTCTTCTCCCTCAAATGTGTATATCTTGCATTTACCTTCTCCTAATATCTTGGCTGTTCTCTTAGCTCCCATATTTCCTGCCGAGTCATTGTCGTAACAAAGGTAGATTAGTTTCTGATTTATGAAGTATGGAAACCAATCCAACATAAATCCTCCTGCTCCAGTATTACAACTTACACATGGAATACCATTCTGATTAACAACTATACAGGATGTAACTCCTTCTACAAATACTATCTCATTAGTTGACTGTAATACTACAGAATTATATAATAGTCCACCAACTCCTTTATAATAATTTCTAATCATCTTCTCAGGAATATCTCGTCTCATTTGAAACTGTCTGAATAGTCCATCTTGATAGAAAGGAATCATATAGAAACCATTATGATATCCTAGTTCAAATCTAGATATAGACTCATCTGTGATAGTTCGTTTGTAGAAATAAGTTTTATCTTGATAAGCTAGGTCAGCATTAAATATCCCAACTAACTTAGGATAGACAATTACCTCTTCCTTATTACGAATATCAGAGATAAATTGAGTTTTGTAATCATCTTGTCTAAGATAATCCTTGGCATCATTATGAGACCAATGTCTTACCTCAGTAAGATAAATATAGGCATCCCCAACTAATCTATTACCATTAGAATTCTGTCTACTATTCCAATAGAATAATTGTCTAGACCTATCTATAACAAGAGAATCATGTGCTTCTGATTTGAGATAATTACTTCCCGTATCAACTAGACCAAAATCTTGTTCTACTAAAGACTCTAATATAGTTAAACCTTTCATTTATTCTCCTTCTTGTGATTCTTCCTTTATCTTTCGTTCTTCTCTAATCTTCTCTGCACGTTCCTTCTGTAGGCGTTGAATAGTAAATACAGACCTAGAGTCTACTACCATTCCGTTCTTACGTTTATTAATCTTTCGTTCTCTTTGTGTTGCTTTACGAAGGTTCATTCCACTCCTTCTTCAATTCTTCATCTGGGTCAACTTCTATTAATATCTTATTACTATTATACTTAAAGTATTTCTGACATAAATCACAATACCAGAAATGTAAATTCTCCTTCCATGTATGTCTCATACATCCATTGCATATTGGGCATTTATTCATATATTCCTCTTAATCTAAAATGGTAAATCTCCCCAATCAACTGAATACTTATTAATCTTAATTCTACTATATCTTATTGGTTTCATATCTGGTGTTAGGACTATAAAGTTATATTTCATATTGTCCTTAGAAGATAATACTATGGTATAATAAGTACCATCAAATGCTGGAGTAACAGTTTCAGTGAAACTGGATGAATAATTGGGATACCATATATATTCTATTACAAACGGAACCTTACTTACTACCCCAACCAGTTGATAAGTTTCATCATATATACCATTTACACATTTACTTGTCATAGTAAATATGACAGAAATACTTTTATTATCAGTAGGTAACATATTATTAATAGTAAGATTACCTAAATTATCCAGACACTTAGGACAGGGAGTAGGAGTTACTGTAGGATTAAATGGTGGTTGTGTAGTAACAACTATAGTTCCAGTGGGTACTGCAGTATAAGTAATAACCACTACTGTACCTGTGGGTACAGGTGTTCCTGTAGGGGGCGGTGTATTAGTTGAAGCAGGTGTACTGGTCGGTAATTGAGTACTAGTAGGTAATTGTGTATTTGTTGGCATATGTGTACTGGTAGGTACAGTTGTGGCTGTAGGCCTAGGAGTAGCAGTAGGTGAAACACATGCCATCAAGAACAAGGCTACTATAATTAGTATTACTAGAAATTTCTTCATTTGACTATATTCCCTTCTATAAGATAAATTTCTATTCTGTAAAGGCATCTGATACTAATACAGTCTTATCACAATTAAGACATATTCTATATTCTTTAGTGGCTACCTCAGTATGTGGTAACATCTCATAGTAATAGTACCAAAGATGTTTACCAAACTTACATCTGATATCCATTATTATATCCATTACCTTCATATAGAATTCTACTGATTTCATATCAATCCTCTCTATAATATTTACTAATAGCGGAATCTGCACTCGCAACAGACGATGATAGCCTTATGGGGGCCACGAGACACTATTTCTCCATTTCCGCTTATTCTAATTATTTCTTAGAAAGTTTTTCCCTTTCTTCACACTCTACCTGTTCCAAAATTTCATTGATGTTCTGTAAAGGTTCGTCCGACATATTCAATCCTTTCGACTTAGAATTTTGACTACACATATATTATACACCTTTCTGTGAAAATGTCAATACCCTATTCAGACCAAATTTCAGGATGATTTTCACGAACCCATGCAATTAGGGCATCTCCGGCGATTGCAAGCCAGTCAATAGGCTGTCCACCGTTTAAATATTTGTCAAATTTATCATTAAAATTAGCAATGGTACGTTCCTCTTGACCTTTGCGGGTTCGGTGTAACCAAGTGTCGCCCCAGCGTTTCTCATCAGACTCTAGTTGACCCTTTAATGCTTTGGTAAACTCTTCCATAAAATCCCATACGTGTTTCATTTATATTCTCCTCTCATTAATCTTTAGTCAATGCCCAAATAAGTGCTACTATCCAACCAATTAAAGTCCATCCCAACAGAAGATTTAGAGCAAATATCGCTCCAATATTCTTCTTACTACCACCAATAATTGATGGAAGGAAATATACAAACAAACAAATTGCAAACGTAAATATACCAGAAATTACACTCATAGTATCTCCTTTCTCAAGAATTAGTAGAACAATATAGGGCCAATTTACATAATAACATGGATATGGTAGTATAGTGGCATTGGTACTATTATTATATGTTATAGTTCCAGCCCAATACAGAAACTCCATCATCTGAATATGTATTACCAAACATTTCGTGGAGTATTTTCTCCAAATCTTTAGCCTGTTCTGGTGTAAGTTCAACTATCTTTCCACCAATATTTAATGTTATTTTAGTTACAGTTGCTGATTTATTCATAAAATCTCCTTTCGTAAGAATTCAGGATGCTGACAACCCTTTAGCATTGTATTACAGAAATATTTCCACTGTGGTAATTTATGATAACATCTTTGATTATAAATATTCTGTAATACTCTATAATTCATTACCCAAATTCTACGTTGTAGAAATCCCTCTGGTAATTGATTTTTTACTGATACCAAATAGTTATTAGGATCATCTTTATTCAAGTTTTTAATATCTTTATATAAATCAATCAAATCATTTAAATAACTTAAATAACTATCTTCTATAGGATATTCAAAATCTGTATGCTTCAATTTATTCCTAAGTAATGTATGCATAGTACTCTCGGACTCCTTAGTAGTTAAACGATAAGTATCCGCCTCTTGCCACCAAAATCTTGGTGCAGTTACATCTAACCACAAATATATAGATTCTAAGAATTTAGTCTCACCGGAATTACCAAATGCATACCTTGGTAATAATTCTTTAGCTCTATCTGTAGTAGAATTATAAGATAGACTAAATCCTAAAGCAGCCTCATCATATCCCGATTCCTTTAATATAGTTACCTTCATTCCCAAGTCTCTTCTGATAAAGTATCAGGATTATCTATAACTAATGTGTAATCTGGGTCATCTTTATCTATAGTTACTTCTGAGAAGTTATCATCACTTTCTACTAACCATGAGTCTCCTAAATCATCAAGAATCATGTATGAACTTCCCTTACTATGAACCTCATTATCTATATTACTCCTCAAATACAAATCTCCATTATCAAGTGATTCATTTATTTGTTCATCTGTATACATATTAGTCTCCTTTTATATTTTATTCTTCATACTTTCCTATAAGCATAGTACCGCCAACTGCTACCATAATAAATCCAATTATCACATTATACACACTTAATTCAGTAAATAACAGAATACACCCAATTACTCCTAATACTAGTCCAATCCACTTTGATGTTTTCATGTTACTCCTTTCATAATATAGTATTACTAAATTGGGAGTAGGGGCTTGCACCCTATTGCTCGCCACTAATCATCTCGTTGCCAGCTTCTTAGTTCTGGTCGCTATGGTTGCGCCGCTGTGATTACGACTATTACGCTTCCCAATTAATTACCTATGCTACTGGAGTAGTAGGAGGAGTACTAGCTTTCAAGGAATCACTATAGTCAGTCAAAGGTTTAACACCCTGATTGTATCCTAAGAATGATACCAATGAGCCAAGTGCTACAACTACTGCATATTTAACCAAATCCACTACTGATAAGGCCAAAACCGGTGATTGAATTGAAACCCCTAACCAGAACAGTAGAAATGGTGTAAATACATTTAGTACTGGAATACCAATTGCATATACAACAGGCTGAAATGCATAGGTAGGATTCTTCATAATCTTACGAACTACCCATTTCACTAATTGCATGAACAACATTGATATAGTACCAGCACCACCTATCAATAAAGCATAATCTCCAAAACTCATATTATTCTCCTTTCATACGAGATTTTAAATCTAGATTAGAAATCTCTCCGTCCATTATACCATCTAGAACAGAACGAAGGGACTTTAAACTACTATTATTATTTACTACAATTTTGTAGAATGAGGGTTGTTTCATCAACCAGAACTTATATGATAGTCTCTTGTCACTAAATTCAACAGAAGGTAATGAGGTCTCAGATACATCATCATATGCAGGTAGACCCCGTAGTATTTCCCTCTCTGGTGATTCTATTCTAATAGCCAATACACTCAACCCCGCATCTCTTGATAAGTAATCTAATTCATTAGGAAATCTCCAATCATCAAATATAACAAAATCCCTAATGATTGGGCTACTGGAATAGAAGTAACTTAATGAAGATTTTATCCATAAATCTTGATTATAGTTTCTTCCTGCCTTTCCAACTTCTTGTAGTAATAATCTACCTTTAATGTCCTTATTACCATCCCATCCAAATCCTCTCCTAGCTACTAATTTCACTCCTGCAGCTATAGGGGAAATGATACCAGATAGTCCGTACCTATCAACCAAATACTCTTTAATACAGTCTGCACTGGTGGTCTTCCCAACTCCTGCCTTTCCTGCTACTAATATAGCAAGTGTCTTAGACAACATCCGTTTGGTTTCTGACATCCTCTACAATCCCTTCCAATACTTTTATATTAATATAGTCGTTCTCAGCCAAAAACTTCAATAGATATGCTAAAGATGAAACGGATATAATCATAGCATTATTAGAGGAAATAAAGAAATCACTTCCACCATCTTGCTTGATTATAATCAGGTTCATACTTGGTATCTTAGATACTTGTATTCGAGATGGCATTACGTTTACCCTTCTCTAATTCAAGAGATACACGGTTAGTTGCTACTTGTTTATAGTGTCTGTTCTTAGCTCTAACTAATACATCCATAGCTCTCTCTAAATTAGTGTCTAAAGTTTTCACGGAATATGGAAATTCTTCCATAGTAGATTCTTCATTCTCTTTCATACACATATTTGCTTCCAATAATGCTTCCCAAACTCCGTCCTTAAATGTTGCCGTCTGCGTTACAGTATTAATAATTTTAATCATATCTATCTCCTTTAGAATTTCAGAGTGGTATTTCTTGATTACAGATATATTATACCACTCTAATTTTCTGTTGTCAATACCCAATTTAAGAATTCGTCAAAATTACTTTCTTCTTATCTTTACTCAATAAGTTTTCACCTTTGCGAGACAGACAACCACAATGTTCACATCTTACAGATTCCCATTTGCCCTTAGGTGAATAGTACAACCCTTCGGTATGGACTTTCTCACTACCACAGACAGGACATTGATAAGTATTTATTTCATTATACAATGCTACATTAAAGTTTCTAACATATGGTCTAATTCTATAGTATAAATCTTCACTACTTAAGACATCACCACAATTATAGTTACTCATTTCAGCCAATGCCTGTACATCGCCCTCATTACACTTTCTCCATAATGGAAAACCTTCATGTTCAATTTTGTTCCTTATACCTAACAAATTATTTATATACTCCATCTTATTACTATCAAATCTGAAACTCTGTTTAGCAATCAAATAGGTATCTATTAATATGAATTTCAATGGAGGTAGTCCATATTGTAAGAAAGCCAGGTTCAACAACTTCATATCAAATGATTGTATATTATGACCTATGATTGCATCTTTATCTGATAGAAATTCCCAACAACTTCGTGCAATTCTCGCAGGATTCCTGAGTATAGCCTCAGAAGGAGTCAATACATCAGAATGAATCTCAGAACTATTCAGTACCTTTCCTGCCCAAGCTAATAGACAAGTACCTGCAATTATCTGGTTTATTCCTATATTTTGATCCCATATACCCCACCCAAAGTATATCATGGGTAAAGTTTCTATATCAAGAACTGCTACATTTAATTTAGCATGAGGAATTACTACTGGTGTCTGACCCTTGGGAGGAATTCCTCTCCTAATTCGTTCTGCTTTCATTTCCCAACGTAAGTGTTCACCACTCTTATATTTCCACTTAACAGCCAATGACTTTAGGGTTTCTCCTAAACTATAGTCTGCCAAGTAGTGTTTATAACAATCATCAAATGTTTCTCTATTCAAAGTTTATCTCCTAAATTTCTATTGATAACTTAATGGATTAACTTCTAACTGTGTATCTTCAAATATTCTTCTACCAAGTCTATATCTATATTTGGAATTCATATACTCACTGAGTTTATTTGCCTGATTACAAGATAGATTATATTTATCTGCCATATAGTCTATATATCCTTCATCAGTGAAATAGTCTCCCAATTTATAAGACACCCTATCACATACTACTCTAAATATCTTAGATACAGTATCTCTATCCATACCTAGTTCTTTCTCTGCATAAAAGAAATTTGGTGTATTCAATACGGTATTAAGTACTCGTAATTCATTAGGTGTTATTGTCTTATTATTACTAAATGAATCCAAAGTTCTTTCTACCTGTATCAAGTCTATATATGCATCAGAGTCAATGTCTTCTTTAGCTCGTATTAACTCCCTGTTTAATAACAAAATTTCCACATACCATCCCATAATTATTTATTGATTCCTCCATCCTCGAAACATATCTCTCTGAATTGACAAGATTTACATACATTTTTCTTCTCCAATCCCTCTCTAGAAAACTTATTCTTACTTATCTTGTTTACCATAGTTGGTATATCTACATTCAGTAATTTATCGTAATTAGTACCATCATCATCCAGACCCATCATCTTATTAGAGAACAAGTTAATGTATAAAACTCTATTAGGATATTTATTATATAACCTATAGTAAGCATATTTATACAATAAAAATTGTGGGTCATCGTCTATAGTCCAAGGGTCACGGAAAGATGTCTTCCAATCTATCAATATCCCAGAACTAGGAATTATTCTATCAATTCTACCTACAATGTATATATCATTAAACTTAAATTTAAAGTCCTTCTCTAATTCATCTTTGGTAGTAAGTAATGGTTTATAATAGTTAGAGTAATTATCTATACATGTTTTAATCTTATCATTGAGTTTAATGTCATTAGTGCCTTCTTCTTCAAGATAAAATTTAACTGCTTGATTAAATAACTTAGTCTTATCCTTATTCCATGATAACTCTAAAGCCTTATGTACTGCACTACCTAATTTCATACCATCAGTCTTAATTGAAATTCCATGACTATTTATTCTATAATAATATCTTTGGCTACAAATATTAAAATCTTTTATTGAACTAGCTGACAAATATATCATTATGAAGTTAGTCTCTGATTAGCTGACTCAGTTCGATATAAATCCAACTGCATCTTGTATATTTCAAATTTAGTTCTGGCTTCCTCTAGTGAGGAAATTACTTCTGCTAGTTCTTGTCTCTTAGCCAAGAGTTCACCAGTGAATCCTGTATACTGGAAAGTATTCTCAATATAATTCATTGATGGTACTTTACCATTAGAATAATATTTCTCTTCCGTAGTCATTGTTCTGGTTACATTAGATTCTTCTGCCTTGATTTCAATATCTAACATCATTTTCTTATACAAAAGATTTCTAATCTCCGTAGCCAACTTTAATTGGTCGTCATAATCTGGTATATTTATTGCCATTTTATCTTCCTTTCTTGTATATATTATACCACTATTTTAGGATTTGTCAATAGTCAATTTCTCACTATCTATTAATCCTTTCTGTAGGTCTGTGTATTTGTTTATTAACTCTGCAAATACTTCAACATCTAATACTACAAATACTTTGGTTCCAGCACGAGCATTGTCAAATTTACCTATTAGGAAAGGTAATGAATACGTTCCCTGTGCCTCATTGAATATTTTATCTAACCATTCCTTCTTCAGAGTAAACTGTTTAACTTCTTTATTAGTAGAGGAATTATACCCTACCTTACATTCTCCCTTGAATCTCTGTGGATAGTTATCAATTATTCCTACAATATCACCAGTCAACAGAGATTCACCTAATGTAGTTCCAATTGCTCCTGAACCTGGTATCCTCTTAAACTTAGAACCACTTACTAGTTGTGTTAATATCTCTACAGCATCATGTTCAAATCTTGATCCCTTAACCTTACTCTTATTGGTTCCCATATTATTGTCCACTTATCTTATTAGTATCTGGTACAAATTTCAGATTCAAAGTACCTATTGGGCCATTTCTATTCTTTCTTATAATAAACTCCATAGTATTCTTCTCTTTAGAGTCTTTATGATAAAGGTCATCCCTATATAAGAATACTGCTAAATCTGCATCTTCCTCCAGATTACCCGATTGTCTTAAATCAGACAGAATTGGTCTCTTATCGTCTCTCATTTCTACTAATCGGTTTAGTTGAGATAACATTATTATGCCAATCCCTAATTCTCCAGCTAGTAACTTTAGATTACGAGATATTCTACCTAGTTCTGCTGTCTGGTCTTCATCCCTTTCAGATAGTAACTGAATATAATCAATGTATACTACCTTGACATCATGATGTTTCTTATACTTCCTAATAGTTGATAAAATGTAATTAAGATTCATATTGAAATTACAATCAATATAGATTGGTAAATCTCTTAACTCCTTAGTCTTATCTCCCAATTTATTTACCTGTAACTGACTCATAGTACCTAATCTAATATCTGTTATTGGTACTCCAGTTTCTATTGATAATAACCTTTCTACTATAGCCTGCTTACGCATTTCCAATGAAAACAATAATACTGGATTACCCTGCTTAGCTGTACCTAGAGCAGAATTACATACCATTGCTGACTTTCCCATACTGGGTCTAGCAGCTATGACCCATAACTCCCCAGCAGCTATACCACCAAATGTTTTATCTACGTCTCTTATACCAAATGATGTACCTACTTCCCCAGGATGGTCTATCCTGTCAACAATTACCTTATAAGAACTCTCTAGTATAGAAGTTAGACTTTCAGTGATATCACCACCGGATACATCACTTAACTTATCTATACTATTCTTAAGTGAGATCATGATATCATCTACATTATCTACATCTACTACACCCTTTGTACTAGAAGATAATAGTTGTACTAATTCTCTAGACTTATATGCCTTCTCAATTTGTCTCTCAAATTCCTTAATGTTATTAGAATTAAAGTTCTGGGAGTTTAGATATTGTAATGTCTGTTCACCGCCTACAGTATCTAACTTATTCTTAGACCGTAGATAATTTAGAACCAAATGATATTCTGGAACTAGTTTCTGTTCTACCAAATCATTCATGGTTGAGAATAAAGCTATATATGGTGTGGAACTGAACATATAAGAACGAAGATTAGTAACATTGTAAATCAAGTCAGGAGACTTTATCAATATACTTAATAAGGCTGTCTCTGAGTCTTGCGGAAATATCTTAACTTCTCTATCTGCCACTATCAGTCTCCTCAAATGGATTTGGTATAACCAACTTTACTTCCTTTAATTCTTCTATCTTAGTTAAATTGTCATTTAATACTGAATCTAAACTAGGCGAACTGGTATCATTAACTGATGTTCCTTTATTACAGAAATAAGTAAGTAGTGGATAAATATTATTTAGGTCTACCTCTTTCATATCATAGACATCAACTATGGCCTTGAATACAACCTTACCACCATACATCCTAGTTAATTTAGAGAACATTATCAATATATCTCGATTACTCTGTAACTTCAATGCAGTACAGTAGAATTGAGTTAATGAACTTGGTATGTCTTCTGATTTGTCTAATTTATTAGCATAATAACTTAATAGGTCTTCCATATTCACCTGAGTAATATGAGAGGGCTTATTGGTTCCCTCTCATATAAGATTTGGTAAGCAACTACATAAATGAGTTACTTATTGAATAAACTATTGACTTGTGCTTTAACTTCGTCAGATGTCACAATAGTTTCTGACTCTAGTTTATCATCTTTACTGGACTTACGAGCCACTAAGATATCTTTGATTGCTACACCCCGTAGCAAATCATTGATTTCATCTTCCTTGAGTTTTAACGTAGCCCTAGTGGTATCAAACAACATGTCTGGAGTTACTTCAACTTTATCAACACTAGTTGGTTGAGGTACAGCCATAATTTTAGTTTCTCTACCACTACCAGTAACAAATAAGGTAATATCAAAGTTCTGCAATCCCATAGGGTCTTTATTAGCATCAAGTGTAGACATTTCCAATACATTGAACTGATTGAATAGGTCTTTACCTTTAGCTAGAATCTTAACCTTATTCAAGGGACTTTCTGCAATTGTGGTTATCATTTGTCCACATTTGGGGCAAGCAGAAGGATATTGTTCTCCTGCTTTCTTAACCTCATGTCCACATTTGGAGCAAAGTTTGACATTAGTCTTATCAAATACATTAACAACAAACCGTTCTGACTTTGCACTATATCCACCAATAGTTCTGAAATTGTCAGGATTCTCTGCAATTAATTTCTTATTGTTTGAGCATACTGGACAATCTTCACCTATACACTCTATGTAAGAACCTCTAACATAATGAGTATAAGTCTTATTGGGTTTATCATCCAAGATACGAACTGTATTCATCGAGGCTGATAAGTCAATGAATTCCATCTTCTTAAATTTACTTTCATAACTGGTTCTATCATCTAAATCTGCGAATGGCATATTATTTGTCCTCTTCTTTCTTGAATATAATGGATTTTATTTCGTCTAATGTAGTTGCTTTCTCTTCCTCTAAGAATGCCATAGCATCTGCAATAGGCATCTGGTTGGCACTCTTAGCCAATAACAAATAATTTCTATAACTCATTTCAATATTTAGAAACTGCAAATATCTGATTCTATTTACTAGTTCATTATTGAATGCTAGTTCATCGGGCAACTCATTAATATAGTCACTAAATTTAATTGGCTCAAAATTAGCTACCTGATACGTTCTCTCTACTCCTAATCCTCTATTCATCCTCTACTCCTTTCTCAAGATTTTCTGCATCTTCGTCAATCAATTCGTGTTTATCTGTTACTGTTACATTATAGCACGACTTTTTAATGTTGTCAATAGTCTCTTTGTTTGCATTTAGGAATTCTATGGAATTTACCATTCCTCTTCCCAAAACCACATCTCCATATTTGTAATATGAACCTGCTTTCTGTAAAACACCTATCATATCTGCAAATGAGACCAAATCTCTTAATTCATCTACACCCTTACCAAACATCAATGGAATTACTGCACTTCTAAATGGGGCAGCTAGTTTATTCTTTACTACAGTAAAGGATACATTAATTCCAACTATAGCTACATCATCTCCACTTCCTACTTTAATCTGTTCACCCTTCTTTAGTTGTACAATGACAGAACAGAAATGTTTGAGTGCATGTCCACCAGGAACAGAATAAGACTTAACATAAGAACCAATTGTATCTCGTACTTGATTAATAAATACTAATGCTACATTATTTACCCTTACATCATATGCTACCATTCTAAGGAACTTAGTAATAAGCTTAGGAACTAACGCATACTGTTGATCTTCAATATCTTTCTTCTTCTCCTCATCTGGTGCAATAGCTCCAACAGAATCTAAGATAACTACACCAAATTCACCCGATTGAATTCCCTTTCTAGCTAACTTTAGAGCATCTTCACCTGTATCTGGTTGGAGAATAATAAACCTATCTGTATCTAATTCTCCTACTAAAGTGTGTGCATACTCATAGTCTAACATATTCTCAATATCAATATATAGTACTTTGAGTCCCTGTTCATTAGCATGTTTACATATACCTAATGCCAATGTGGTCTTTCCTGCCCCCTCTGGGCCATATATCTCTGTCATTCTAGCACGAGGAATACCACCAACTCCTATACTAGCATCCAATGAAGTAATTCCAGTGGGTATTACATCTAACTCTGATTTAGCTGTTACTATTACTTCTGAATCATAACTCTTCCTTACTTCATCCAAGAAACTATCAAATTCTTTTCTCATTAATTAATGCTCCCAATGGTCTGAAATATGTGCATCAACAGCACTTTCTACTACTTTCAAGAAATACCTTTCTGCAGATAACATTTGTTCTTCAACAAATATCTTAGCTTTCTCTGCTATCTCTTCCTCACATTCTACAACAATCTCATCATGTACTTGTAATACTATTCTAAACTTATCTCCAAATGGGTTGTTGTAATATAAGTTACATAAAGCCATTTTAGTTATATCTGCTCCAGTTCCCTGAATTATGTGATTTCTTAATGACCTTAATAGCCTATCCTTATATCCTGTAGCCTTCCATCCATCTTCGAACAATATCTGTTTAGTGAAGAATCTCTTCCTACCAAACATTGTAATGGAATAACCATGTTCCCAAATACTCTCGTTAACTTCTTTAATAAACTGGTTATATACTGAGTAAAACTTAAAGTACTTCTCAATATATTCTTTACCCTTGACCATAGGAATATCAAAGTTACGGGCCAATCCCCATTCTGTAGTTCCATAATTAATAGCAAAGTTTAAATGCTTACCTTCTGCTCTTTGTTTATTTGTAACTGTATCATAGGTTGTACCTTCAAATAGTCCAACAGCAGTAACTTTATGCGGGTCTTGTTTCTTCTCAAAAGTCTCCAACATCCTTGGGTCTCTGGTTACTTCTGCTAGTATTCTTAATTCCTGTTGAGAGTAATCAGAAGATATTAGTTTCCATCCTTCTCTTGCTTCAATACAGGGTCTATATTTAGACATGTCCTCTTCATCTTTACCCTTGATGTTTTGTAGATTGGGATCAGATGAACTAAACCTTCCAGTTATAGCCCCTAGTTGATGATATGTAGTATGTAATCTACCAGTAAATGGATGAATCTTGTCCAGATAACCAGTATCAAATGTACTAACTTCTTTCTCTGCCTCTCTATAACTAAGTAGAGTATTTATAATTGGATTAGAGTCAGATACCTTGTTAATTGTCTTCTCATTAGTATCTTTCAATTTCTTAATCTTATATACCTTGGTTAGAATTGCTAACATCTGCTTATGAGAATCAATATTCAATATAGACTTCAGATATGACTTAACAAACTCCTCATTGGTCACTGTAGATAAATTATTCCTAATTGCCTTACCCTTAACTGGAAGTTCTAACAAATCAACCAGGTCTAGGGTATTATTCCACTCTAGATTAGTCATAGCATCTGTTATAAATCTATCTATAAGGTCGGCCTTAAGTTTCTTAGCTTTCTCCTTAGACTGAACTGTTACTGATTCCCATTTCTTTCTATTTATACTAATTCCTTCTAGTTCCATAGACACAACTATAGGTTCAACTTTACATTCCAAATTAAGAACATCTAGTTGTTTCTGTTCAGTTAGTGTAGCCATTTGCTTTAGATATACAGCATTTAAATATCTAACATCATTAGCAGCATAAACTAATTTCTCTTCTGTTATTTCCTTATTATCAATAAAAGAAGTTCTCACATCCTTATCCAAATCTACATCACAATATCTGGATACAACCAACTTTAAAGCATAGTATTGTGTCTTATCTAAACCGTTATTAATCATTCTTTCAGCTAACATGGTATCATATACATTCTCAAATAGTATACCATATTTTCTCTTAATGAATCTTAGGTCGAAATCTATTGCATGGCCTATAATCATCTTATGAGTGGCATCTACTAATCGTAGAAAATATTTAGTGTAACCATCACCTAGAACTAGGGTATTAAGGATATAAATATTCTTATTCATACTAAACTGAATAAGAGTAACCTCATCCAGAAATGGGTCTAGTCCTGTAGTTTCTATATCAAATCCTATTTTATCTGCTAACATCAAATCATCTTGGAACCGTCCCATTTCAGTTATACTGGTAATATAAGTAAATCCCTCCATATTTGTCCTTTCATTTTGATATACCCCAATTATACCACAAATTCCTTATAATGTCAATAGGCAATATTATTATATTTATGATATCTATCAAATATGCAGTCCCAATAACACCATTGATTATATATATATAAATCACATGTCAGACACCTAGAACGATTAAGGTCACTTAGCATATCCCCTATATTCATATGTCACTACCCTCTCTAAGATTAATTTGAATTGATTGCTGTATATGTATTAGCTAAATGATTTATTTTTATTATATTTAGGACATTTAATGAATTGTGAGAACTAATACTGAATTCTTTTTATTCATGTATTTGGCAGCACAATTATACCATAATTTATTGTATTGTCAATAATCACAATTATATCATAGATTTAATAGATTGTCAAGGGTAAATATTAAACTCTAATAAAACTCTAATAAAATTCTAATAATATTGGGTATTGACTTTTAAGTCAATTTGTGATATAATATAGATAATTAAAAATAGTCATTACCTTTATGGTAATGTTTAGTAATTATACCACAGAATAACAGAATGTCAAGGAGGAATAGTGGCAATAAAATTAGGAAATAAAAGATATGTATGCCTTATCTGTAATAAGGAATTCACAGAAGAAATTGCATGTGATATGCATAAGATTAAAGATCATGATTTAGTCTATGTACCATTACTGGCCTCTGATTTGGATAGACTAAGACAATTTCTATTTATGAGGAATGAAGAATTGCTGACTCCTTCTTTAGTTAGAACCATAACTCATTATGCTGAACAGGCAGCAAGGAGACAATTTGAAGACTCAGATTAAATGTCCAATGTGTGGAAATGGTGTAGGAATAGAGTATAGAGTATTCAGATTTGATAGACAAAATACAGATTTCTATGTATGTCTAAATTGTTATAGTACTCATAGTATCGAAGAAATAGAGAAATTTTTGATAGATTATCTGATAAATCATCTTAAATTCCGCTATAAATGAGATAATATGGTATAATTATATATATAAATAAATACAGGAGAATAGACTATGATAGTAATTACAGAACCAGGTAGTGAACAAGAGCAAGTGGACACTAAATTAATCTGTAATGATTGTGGAAGTGAAATGATAGTAAGTGGACATTGTGCAACATGTCCTAATTGTGGTTATAGTTTATGTTCAATGTAAAAGGAGAATTAATTATGGAAAAGTCAGATAGAATTATATGCCCATTCTGTGGAGAAGATGTAACAGATTTCTTTATGGATGATGATATAATTGACCCAAAGGGAGATTTCTTTTGTCCCTTCTGTGGTGGAGTAATGGAAATAGAAATGGATGTAGCCATTACATATGTGGTTACTCCTGTATTTGATAAAACTACAAATACGGAAGTAGTCGATGAAGAAGCCGACTAGTAGACCTTTAATGGATATCGGTACAATACCTAATCTGGAGAATGAAGATGAAACTACTCCAGAATTCAATAAGAGACTAAGGACTGCTTATAAGTACAAGAGATTAACTGTACCTGATAAGAATAAACTTCGTAATCTTAAGCAGTATAAAAATTTAACTGATGATGAGTTTGACGAAAAGTTTATTAAGAAGGCTATGAATGTAGAGACAAATAGAGATTGGGAGAAACGAATTCAAATAAAGTTAGAAGAGTTTCGTAAAGACTATGACCTAGATGATTTGAAGATAAATGATATTCAGGGACTAAGGGCGTTGGCCTCTTCCGTTATACGACTAGAAGACTATGACACAATTATAGGTAAACTTCTAGAAGAAGGTGGTGGAGTTAGTGAGAACAATATTCTAGTAGTTGAAAGACTTTCGAGTATTCAACAGCATCTTCGTGAGGGTATAAGTAAGATTCAAGATGACCTAAAGATTTCACGTAAGACTAGACACTCAGAGAAGGAAGAAGATGCTGTAACTTTCATAGAAGAGTTAAAGAAGAAAGCTAAGAAATTCTATGAACAAAGAATGATGTATATCTTCTGTCCTGAGTGTCATGAATTACTTGCTACGATATGGTTTCAGTATCCACAATTCAAGACTAATGTAATAAAATTAAAATGTCATAGAGAATTTCCTGACCAAAGAATTTGTAATGGTGAAGTTACTATAACATCGGAGTGGTTGTTAGCACACGGTATGAGAAACTTAGATAATATTCCAGACTCTATGAAGTAGGAACTATATGACAATTGGGTGTGTATTAGTAAGTAGGAATGATAACTATGGTGGTAATCTTAAAGAGAGAGCAACTTATTGTATTAATTCTTTAATAAATACAGTTGATGAGATAGTATATGTTGATTGGTCTTCTGATAAGAACTCATTAGTGGATGAAATACAGGGTGATTTAATATATAGTAATAAATTAAAGTGGATAGTAATTTCTCCAGAAGAAGCTAACATATTACTAGATGGAAAACCTTCACAGAAATGTGTAGAAGTTTTAGGAAGAAATATTGGCATAAGAAGACTCAATACAGACTTTATACTTTCAACTAATATAGACGTTATCTGTCCCACTAGAAATTACTTTGATTTATTACAGGATAAAGATACTTTCTATGTTGGAGCTAGACGTAATATTCCACTTAGTGAAGTAACTTCTCAAGAAGAATTAATGAAATTAAATTATCCACAAGTTGGAGATAGCGGTGCCTTCATTGGGGATGTTTGGTCATTAGTAAATTGTTGTGGTGATTTTCAGTATGCTCATAAAGATGTCTGGTATTCCATAAGAGGATTTGAGGAAAGTCTAATAGGTAGAGGATTTACAGACTCTAATGTACAGAAGAAAGCACAGTTAAATGGTTTCAAATTAAAGGTAGTAAGGGATATTCCATTCTATCATATTAATCATGAAGGTGGATTTGGTGGTAGTGGGATAATAAATGATATGGATTTCTCCTTACGAGACTTTGAGAATACTACAAATAAAGAGGATTGGGGATTTAATAATATGAAATTAGATGTACATACTTTAGTGAATGATTTCTTTGAATTAAAGATAGGCACACCCTCAGATATATCTGAACATTTACAGTTCTTACATGATGTAACTGTGGTTATGAATGCAAAACAAGTAGTAGAGTTAGGAGTAAGAGAGGGTTGTAGTACAAGTGCATTTCTGTCTGCTTTAACTGAAACCTCTGGTAATCTTTGGTCGTGTGATATTCAAAGACCTATAGGAGAAGTAGCTAAATTCTTAGATAACTTTAATTGGAGTTTTAACTTAGGTAACAGTATATCTTTGACTACTATTAAGGTAATTCCTAATTCATATGATATTGTATTTATAGATACTAGTCATTTCTTTAACGAGACTTATCAGGAAATGACATTATATTTCCAGAATTTAAGACTGGGTGGACTAATGATTTTACATGACTCCAATGAGCCGGTATATGCTACCGAGAAGGATGCAATAAATAGATTTATGGATTTACACACCACTTCTGAGTGGTTTGAATTCAAGAATAATCATGGGTTGTTTGTTATATGTAAAGGTTCAGAATTCAGCACAAAAGTTAGAGACCTACTAAAATGAACAGTCTAGTATTAGGAAGTAAGGGACTAATTGGATCATATTTGGTAAGTTATTTACAATGTGCTGGTCAAGAAGTATCAGAGATAGATATTAAGAGTGGTAAAGACCAAGACCTAAGATTTTGGGATTCTCCATCTCTTATTGAGGATAAGTTTAGGAAAGCAGACTTTGTTTACTTCCTAGCTTTTGATGTTGGTGGCTCAAAGTATTTATCTAGTATTAAGAATAACTTTCAGTATATACGCGATAATGATAGTATTATGTATAATACCTTTTGTGCTTTATCTAACTTACATAAGCCCTTCATATTTGTGTCTAGTCAGTTAAGTAATTTACTTAGTTCCACATATGGTAATCTAAAATTACTAGGTGAGAAATATACTAACTCCTTAGGTGGAATGACAGCAAAGTTGTGGAATGTCTATGGTAAACAATCCGGTTCAGAAGATAGATTTTATGTTATCACTGATTTTATAAACAGTGCAATAAAGACTAATGTTATTTCCATGAAAACAGACGGAGAAGAGAAGAGACAGTTTCTCTATGCAGGGGATTGTGCTAAAGCCCTTTATACTATGGCAAATAATTATCAAAATAGAGAATATGATATCTCTTCCTTTGAGTGGACAAGTGTAATTGATTTAGCTAGAATTATTGCAAGTAAGACACAGTCTGCCATTGTTATCTCACCAAATAAGGACGTAATAGGTAGAGCAAAACTAGAAGAACCCAATAAGGATATTCTGTCTCTGTGGAAACCAGAGACCACTCTTGAGAGAGGAATAGATGAATTAATATCTTATTATAAATATGAGAGTATTTGAGCATAAGGATCATAATTTAGGTAAAGCTTTCGATAGGATATCTAAAGCATTTCACCAGTATTCTCCAGAATGGATAGAGTGGGTAAGTGATCCAACTATCTCTGAAATGGAAATACTACATGCTGTTGGTGGTGGTGAAGTTATACCAATAGAGAATTGTATATCTGCAGGATTAAAGACTATAATTATTCAGCATACTTATTTCACTAGTGGATACTATAATTGGCCCAAGTTATGGGAAGAAGCCAATTTAACTGTTTCCTTTCATGATTTAACTAAGTATACAGATAAGAAATTTAACTTTCTACACTGTCCTTGGGGAGCAGACAAGAACACATTCTATACTACAACTTCTATTAGAAACAGAAAGGTATTTACTACAGGTCATGTGGCTTCTACAGAATGTATAGATAAGTTATATGCTGCTTGTGTGTTGTCAAACAAGGATATGTATCATACTGGTGAGGATTTCAAATTTGGAAGTAGGTACCATTTCCTTCCTTACATGGAGGATAATGAGTTAAGACAAGTATTAAATGAATCTCAATATGTCTCCTGTTTAAGAGATGTAGAGGGATTTGAGATGATGGGAATAGAAGGATTATTTTGTGGTGCTACACCTATAATTCCTAATATTGATACCTATGATTGGTATAGTAAGTATAGTAAGGTAATTGATATGAAAGGTAATATAGTAGACCAGTTAGTCTCTATATTGAATGAAGACCCAAAGGAAATCACTTTACCTGAACTTGAAGAGATAAGAAACACCTTTGATTGGAAGACAATAGTAACTAATATCTTTACCAAGATAAGAGAAAATATATGATAACAGAAAAACAGTATCATAATCGTGCAAAATGTTTAAAGTGTGGAGATATTATAGAATCAAAGTCTGTACATGATTTTGTATCTTGTAAATGTGGAGAGATATTTGTAGATGGTGGTCAAGAGTATTTCCGTGCAGGTGCTAAGGATACAAAGAATTTTCAACCAATGTATGATGAGATTACTATAAATAATAAATAACATCAGGAAAATCAAGAGGTAAATTTGCCAATAGAAGAAAAGTGTCACCAAACAGATGTGGATATGATGATATTCGAGTTGATTCGGAATCCTGTTATGCTGTGTGAGTTTATGTATAACTACGATAAACTTGAAACAGAGGAACCATTTGAATTAACTTGGTATCAGAAGGAAATATTACTAGACTTTAGTAATTATGTAAGTATAGTAGAAGCCCGTGCCACTGGTAAGACTATGGCCTTAACTGCATTAATATTGTGGTTATTAATATTCAAAACATTTCCAGAAGACTATATTGTATACACTGTACCATCTAAAGTTCATCTTGAGCCCGTATTCTCCAATCTAATTAGGATGTTACGCTCCAATACATTCCTGAGACACTTTATAGAACGAGCAGGAGGAATTAATTCTTCTGATTTTACTATCAAGCTAACTAATCAATCCCTATTGATGTGCCGTATAGCTGGACAGACTGGAACTGGAGCTACAGTAATTGGATTACATAGTCCATTTGTTATAGTAGACGAATCAGGTTACTACCCTTGGGGAACTTGGGTTGAATTACAACCAACACTTAATACTTTTACTGATGGATATAAATTAATGGTAGCTGGTGTTCCTACAGGAATAAGAGAGAAAAGTGTAAATTATCACTGTGACCAAGAAGACTCCAATTATTCTAAGCACCATATTACTGCTTATCAGAATCCCAGATTCACTGATGAAGATAAACGTAAGGCCATAGATCAATATGGTGGTGAAGACTCAGATGATTATATTCATCTAGTGTGTTTTGCTCCTAATACTCCTATAATTACAGATAATGACATTAAAGACATAGTAGACATACAAGTAGGAGATACTGTTTTAACTCACAAAGGGGGTTGGGGAAAAGTAGTAAAAACTTTTGAAAGAGATTATAATGGGGATGCAATAGAGATTAAAACAGAGCATTTGTATAAACCAATTATATGTACACCAGATCATCCTATTTATGGAATGAAACTCAAAAAGGTTACATGGAGTGGAAATAAACCGTATGCTATATGGAAGGGAAATCTTAATAAAAATATAAGACCAAATAATATTAAATCACTTTTCCCTAGTTTTATTGCTGCAAAAGAGTATACTGCTTTAGACAGAGTTAGCTTTCCTAATGTTAAATATACTAGACATCTTCCAAAGTATATTGATTTTTCAGAATTTGGTGTAGTTAAAGAAGGTAGTGTATATGCTAGTTGTAGAACAAGAAATGAAAGTATACGTTCATTACGTGGAAAATTTATTAAAAGAACGGAGCTAGATTCAGACTTACTATTCTTACTTGGACTATTTACTGCGGAAGGGTCTAATCATGAAGAAAGAGGCCAGTGTTCTATTGCTTTGAACATTTTGGAACAGGGTATTGTAGATAAGTCTAAAAGAGTTCTTGATACTTTGGGATTGCATTATTGGGAAACTTTTGCAGGAAATGGTAGATACTTAGTATTCAGTTCAGTTATATTCTCAAAGTTTATTTCTAAGTACATAGGACATGGGGCACACAATAAACACGTTCCATCTTTTCTTGTCGGTGTAACTTCACAAGAATTATTACCATATCTTGAGGGTTTATTCGCTGGGGATGGAAGTTTAAGTCTACACAATAAAGATATGAAACAAACCTATACTACTGTATCAAAAGATTTGGCATACGGAATTTTACACATACTATATGGTTTTTCTATTCACCCATCACTTATATATTCTGCTGGTGGTAAAGAAATACAAATATATCATAATGCCAAAAAAACAACCACAACTGGTTGTTATACAATAGCATTAAATGTAAAAGAAATAAAGACCATATACTGTAACCTAAAAGATACTTTTGATACATTTGACAATGGAGACCTCTCTATTAGAATTAGAAACATAAAAACAATACCCTATTCTGGAAAGGTTTACAATTTAGAAGTAGAAGGTGATAACTCGTATGTAACCTGTGGGTTCTCTGCTCATAACTGTGCAGAACATGGAAAACCAATTTTCTCATTATTTGATCGTTCTTCATTTCTACTGAAGTCAGAACCTGTGTATAAATTGGAATTAAGTGGACTACAATTACAAGAGAACTTGTCTGAATATTTGACTAAGATATCATCATTACCCTCAATATCTGATAAAAGACTTAGAACAATAATGGGAATAGATTTAGGTTATACTGAACCTACTGCCATTCAAATCTTATATCTAGATAGTGAAGACAGAATTCATTTTCATGCACGTATAAGAATGGACAAAGTTTCTTATACAATTCAAGAGAAACTAATAGATATCCTAGATACTAAATATAATCCAATTATTATAGGAATGGATAAGGGTAACTCTGGTATGTCTACACTACATCATTTACAAAATGATAATGACTATATACATAAGAATTATACTAAGAGACTAATACCAATAGATTTTTCATCCTCAATATCATTAGGATTTGATAGTGAAGGTAAAGAAATAAAGAATAAGACTAAACCATTCTCAGTTTCTGCTCTACAGGATTATTCCAATAATCAAAAGATAATTTATTCTACTATGGATTTGGAAATGGTAACAGAACTGGAACGTATGACCTACTCTAAGAGTGTTAGTGGGGATATAACATATAAGACATTAACAGTCAGGGGAGGTAAGCGTGGAGAAGACCATTTCACTTCTGCATTATTATGTGGGGTATTGGCCTATTACTTAGAGAATGAATCTTTCAGAGTTAATACTAAACAGAAAAGTTTATTGAAGCCCATTTGGGTTTAAGGATGATATATGGAAAGCAAATCAACTAGTAAAACTACAAAGAAAGCTGCAGCATCTATTACTATACCAAAGGGTAAATTAAATAATGATGCTATAGCTGCTATAATGACACCATTAGGCACTAATTCTTATAATCCCTGGTCTACGGTGGAAGTAGACACTTTAGACAGAAATACTACAGATAACTATCTAAAGATAGTAAATCAATGTAGATTCTTCTACAAGAGAGACCCACTTAGTTCCACTACAATAAATAAATTAGTAGACCTTGGAGTAACGGACATAGTTATGAGTAGGGAAAATCTATCTGATAACGTATACAGAGTATTTGATGCTCTCAAACCAAAGTTGAAAGAGTTTGCTCAATTAATGGCACATGAGTATCTATTATCTGGATTAGTTGTACCAGAGATTGAGTTTACCCCAGTAACTAAAGAACAACTAAATGCATATAATATTAAGAAATATACTACACTTACCCTACCAACAACTATGTGGATAAGAGACCCTGCAACAATAACCATAAATTCTTCACTATTAGGGCCAAAGGTTTCTTATTATGTAAGTGTACCAGATAAATTAGTTTCATTTATAACCAGTGGTGGTACTTATCCTGATGGTACTAAAGATGTAGATTTATACAATAATTTATTGGTATCCTATCCACAATTTGTAACTCAGGTAAATGATGGAGCTAAGAAGGTATTATTAAATAATGATAATATCTTTAGACGTAAACCACAATCATATGAACCCTATCCTATTCCTTATTTGGAATCTGCACTGGAAGCATTACAACATAAACGTAATTTACGAAGAATGG